TATCACGTGCCCCAGAGCGCCGTATCTTCTACATTGATGTTGGTAACCTACCCAAAGTAAAGGCAGAGCAATATCTACAGCAGGTCATGAGTCGTTATAGGAATAAGCAATCCTACAATGCCCAAACTGGTGAGATGAAGAATGATAAGAAAGTGATGTCTATGCTAGAAGATTTCTGGCTACCCCGCCGTGAAGGTGGTCGTGGTACAGAGATTTCTACTCTACCTGGTGGTCAAAACCTAGGTGAGATCAGTGATATTGAGTACTTCCGTAACAAGCTATATGCTTCTCTGGGTGTACCTTCATCCAGATCACCTGGCGGTAGCGAAGGTTTCAATATGGGACGTTCTAGTGAGATTTTACGAGACGAGGTAAAGTTTTCCAAGTTCGTTGCTCGCCTTCGCAAGCGCTTTGCTGGTTTATTCAGCGATCTACTAAAAACTCAACTTATCCTAAAAAATGTTATCACCCCTGATGATTGGGAAGGTATCAAGGATAATATTCAGTATGACTTCTTATATGATAATCATTTTGCTGAACTAAAAGAAACAGAACTCTTCCAAGAGCGTCTAAATCTACTAGCTCAAGCAGAACCTTATATTGGTAAGTACTACTCACAAGAGTATATCCGTAGCAAAATCCTTCGCCAAACTGATGGTGAGATGGAGGAGCAGGATAAACTCATTGAGAAAGAGATTGCCGATGGTACTATCCCAGATCCATCAACTCTAGATCCAATCACAGGTGAGCCACTACCAGCAATGGAAGGTGATCCAGCGGGCGCAATGGCTGATATGGCTGGCGCTGCTGCTGATATTAATGGTGCCGCTGGGGTGGTACCAACGGATCCAGCACCCCCTAAGCTCCCCAAGAGCGGTGAAGGTGAAATCTAATCTTCATAAATAACTCTATATTGGTTTTTTTATTATGGCTTCAAACATCGTAGATGCAATCGCATCAGGCTCTTCACCATCTGAAGTGACTCAGGAAATCAAAGACATTCTTTTCGCTAAAAGTAGTGAGAGAATTGATGACTACAGACAAGCGGCTGCATCTAACCTGTTTCAGGGACAAGATCAGACAGAAGTTGAAGAGGAGTGATCCTAATTCAAACTAATCTCATTCTAGAGTAAGCATTTACTAAAATGAAACTAATCACAGAAGAAATTAACAAGGTTGAGTTTATCGTTGAGGAAATCGACGGTAAAAAATCTATGTTTATTGAGGGAATCTTCCTTCAAGGCAACCAAAAGAACCGCAATGGTCGTGTCTATAGGACAGAGACCCTTGAGCGTGAAGTTGGTCGATACAACGAACAGTATGTAAATAATGGTCGTGCCCTAGGAGAACTAGGACATCCAGATGGTCCTACTGTGAACTTAGATCGTGTGTCCCATAAAATTGTTTCTCTCACTAAAGAGGGTAATAACTTCATTGGTAAGGCAAAGCTACTCGAAACCCCTATGGGTAAGATTGCTAAAAGCTTAATCAGTGAAGGCGTAACCTTGGGAGTTTCTTCTCGTGGTATTGGCTCACTAACGGAAACCAAGCAAGGTTATAAGTTGGTGGGTGAAGACTTTATGCTTGCTACTGCTGCTGATATTGTAGCCGATCCTAGTGCCCCTGATGCGTTTGTTCAGGGAATTATGGAAGGAAAGGAGTGGGTTATGGAGGGAGGAATCCTAAAGGAGCATGAAGTAGATAGGGCTAGATCTACTATAAATAAACTAGTGGCGACAAGGGAACTGGAGGAGAAGAAAATTCAACTCTTCCAGAACTTTTTGTCCAATCTATAAATCTTATAAATAAATGTAGATTTATACTGTTAAATCATTTACTCGTCGGTAGCAACTAATTTTTACAAGACATGGAAAACGTAGTAACGAAAGGTGCTAAGGCTGCTGAACCAATGGAAAAGGTTCCGACCAGCGTAGTTCCCGGACAATCAATCACTGATCTCGGTGGTCCAACCCCCGAGAACTATACTAATGAACCTGACGGTCCCGCAAAGCTAAAGGATGCAGCTGCACCTCTTAAGCAAGTAAAGGATGTAGTCAATAAGGGCGCAGCTAGTGCTGATGGCATGAAGGAAATTGTAGGTAAGTCCGCAATCCCTTCTGGCGAAGGTACAACTGATGCTCGTTCTGCTGGTTCACAAGCCGAAAAGGTACCCGCTTCTGTAGTTCCCGGTCAAACCCGCAAGGAAGAGATCGAAGCTGAAGGTGAAGTTGTAGCTGAAGAGGAGATTTCTTCCGAAGAAATCGCCATGGCTGAACTAGACATCGAAGAAGACGTTACTGCACTTCTAAATGGTGAAGAACTCTCTGAAGAGTTCCAGAGTAAAGCTCGCATCATCTTTGAAGCCGCTATCCGTAACAAGGTTGCTGTCGCTAAAGAAGAGCTACAAGCTGCATATGAAGAGAAGCTAACTGAAGAGCTAGCTACTGTTCGTACCAGCCTAAGTGAGCGTGTAGACGCTTACCTAGAGTACGTAGCAGACGAGTGGATGGCTGAAAATGCCATTGCCGTCGAACATGGTCTACGCACCGAAATGACTGAAAGCTTCCTAAAAGGAATGCATTCACTCTTCTCAGAGCATTATGTCTCTGTACCTGAAGAGCGTTTTGATGTTGTTGAGTCCATGGTTGAAAGACTTGATGAAATGGAATCAAACCTCAATGAGCAAATTGAGCGTAATGTAGCTCTTAACAGCCGCCTAAGCGAAGCTGTTTCTGAGACCATTCTCGCTGATGTTTCTGAAGGGCTCGCTGAGACCCAGAAAGATAAGCTTGCAGCCTTGGCTGAGAACGTTGAGTTTGATAGTGAAGTAGGTTATCGCGGAAAGCTAGAGTCCCTAAAGGAGAGCTATTTCTCTTCAGGTAGTTCTGCTAGTTTGAGCGCAAGAAATAGTGTCGAAGACCTAACTGAGGAAGTCGGTACTCAAGATATTAAGCCTGAGTATTCATCTCAAATGGCTTCACTCCTAGAGCATCTCGACAGATTTTCTAAGTGAATTTTAGATCATTAGATCAAACTTTAATTTTTTTCACCATAAGGTATTAAACAAATGTACAACAATGCTAATGCAGAACAACTAATGGAGAAGTGGTCTCCTGTTCTAGAGCACGGAGAAGGTATCCAGGACGCTCATAAGCGTGCAGTAACCGCACAACTCCTTGAGAACCAGGCTGTAGCCCTTCAAGAAGAGCGTGCCTTCCTCTCCGAGAATCCTATCACCACACAGTCCAACGCTTCAGGTCCAGGTACAAACGCTGGTGTAGCTGGTTTCTCAGCTGACGCTAACGATGCAGGCGCAGTTGCTGGTTTCGATCCAGTACTCGTTAGCCTAATCCGTCGTTCTATGCCTAACCTATTGGCTTATGACATCTGTGGTGTTCAGCCAATGAACGGTCCTACTGGACTTATCTTCGCAATGCGTTCACGCTACGAAGGTCAGGACGGTCCTGAGGCATTCTACAACGAAGCTGATTCTGCTTATTCAGGTCAGCCTCAGAATACAGGCGATCAGCTATATGTTGCTGGTTCTGAAGGCGCTAGCGTTGGTCTAGGCACCACCGCACAGCAAGGTTCTAACCCAAGCGTACTTAACCCACTACCTGGCGATCAGGTTGGTTATAACGCTGGTCAGGGCATGGGAACCGACCAGGCTGAAATCCTCGGAACATCTGGTAACGAATTCCGCGAAATGGGCTTCTCAATCGAGAAGCTAACTGTGACCGCCAAGAGCCGCGCTCTAAAGGCACAGTACAGCATGGAACTAGCACAAGACCTTAAGGCAATCCACGGTCTAAATGCAGAAGCTGAGCTAGCTAACATCCTCTCTTCAGAGATCTTGGCTGAAATCAACCGCGAAGTCATCCGTACAGTATACAAGACTGCTGTTCCTGGTGCTCAAGCTAACGTTGCTCAAGCTGGTGTATTTGACCTTGACGTTGACTCCAACGGTCGCTGGTCTGTTGAGAAGTTCAAAGGACTTATCTTCCAAATCGAAAGAGACGCTAACGCTATCGCGCAGCAAACTCGTCGTGGGAAGGGCAACATCATCATCTGTTCCGCAGATGTTGCTTCCGCTCTAACAATGGCTGGTGTACTTGATTACACCCCTGCTCTTAACGCCAACCTTAACGTTGACGACACCGGCAACCTATTTGCTGGTACACTACAAGGCAAGTATAAGGTCTACATCGATCCTTATGCACAGAACGTTTCTAACGAACAGTTCTATGTCATGGGCTACAAAGGTTCCTCACCTTATGACGCTGGTCTATTCTACTGCCCTTACGTTCCTCTCCAGATGGTTCGTGCAGTTGGTCAGGACACCTTCCAGCCTCGCATCGGCTTCAAGACTCGCTACGGTATGATCGCTAACCCATTCGCTGAGGGTGCATCCCAAGGCTTGGGCTGTTAAGAATCTTATGTAAGTTAAACTCCGACGGGTTAAACTTTACAGTAATAAGGGGGTCCCGAAAGGGGCTCCTTTTTTATGCCTCTAAATAGTACACGGTCTATTATATTATTAGAGTGCCTGACATCTATTACAAGCAGATAACCAATAGGAACTATATGAGTCCTCTTGGCTTTGACTTTACCATTGCTAGATTCCCAAAGGTATCATTCTTTGCAAATACCGCATCACTTCCTCAAATCTCTTTAGGTGGGGCAGAGCAGTCGAATTACCTAAAGCAGCTTATGCATCCAGGGGATCGTGTTGAGTATGGTGAACTACCTGTTCAATTTCTAGTTGATGAAGATATGATCAACTACACTCTAATTCATAATTGGATGACTGGATTAGGATTTCCTGAATCTTGTCAACAGTTCTTGGAACAAACTACCGATAATTCGGGAGATAGAGATCTTGAATTGCAGTATAGTGATGCTTCATTAAGAATTCTAAACAGCAATTACAATACAATATCTCAACTTAAGTTTTGGAGTATTTTTCCAACATCACTATCATCACTTGACTTTACAACCTCCGATACGGATGTTAATTACTTCACTGCTAATGTAACATTCCAATTCCTGTATATGCAAATTTTAGATAAGGATGGTAAAGCCTTATCACCTGATTATGTTAACTCGTGACTTTTAATTAATGAATTTAGAAAAAATCCAGGAAATGTGGGAAGCTGATTCCAAGATTGATATGGATAATCTCCACGATGAATCAATCAAAATCCCACAGCTACATCAAAAGTATTACACACTGTATACCACAATTAAACTTCTACGGACAAAATGCAATGATACTCTAGCTAAAACTAGGTTAGAGAGATATAACTATTACAGTGGTAAGGCACCAGCAGAAGCATATGTCGAAGAGCCATTCCCATACAAGGTAAGGGATAAGGAGTCAATGTCTATGCATTTGAATGCCGATAATAAGCTAGCAAAAATCAAGCTTAAAATGGATTACTATGATGTGATGATTTCTTTCTTGGAAGATATTCTAAAGATGATTCACAATAGAGGATATCAAGTCAAAAATAGTATTGACTTTCTCAAATTTCAATCTGGTATGGGGTTCTAATGGATAATATTCCTGACTATACAGTAGATCTTACAATTGAAGACATTAGGCTTATGCATCAATGTATTGAGTATCGTATTAAGTATTGGGAAGGATCTCCAGCAAGACCACCAGAGGAGCAAGAGCACCTATGGAAGGTTAGAGATTCTCTCTATGCGATGATGCTTGACTATACTTTTCACAATTTGTAACCTCCTGAACATCTGCTAAATAACTTTAGCTGATGTTTTTTTAATGTCCGACTTGATTATCAGCAAGAAGAACGAGGTGTTTCTTCAAATTGATTGTGAGCCCCATATTCAATATGAGTTGCGTGATGCTTTCTCATTTGAAGTTCCAGGAGCAAAATTCCATCCATCATTCCGTAAGAGGCATTGGGATGGAACAATTAATTTATTTTCCCCACAAACCAAACAGATCTATGTTGGGTT